CTTACCAGCGGCCCATGAGCCGGCGCTTTTGAATGCGTCGAGCACTTCAGCAGGGATGTTGGCAACATTGACGCCAGCCTGCAGGAGGCCCTTGCCAGCCTCTTCAAGAGCGTTACCAGGTGCTGGCTGTTGTGGTTGAGCTGTTGCAGGAGGATAGGCTGAAAAGAACTGCTGGCGCGCTGCCTCTGCCTGCTCTCCAGCCTGCGGGGCGACTACTTCGTTAAAATACTGAGTCTGCGCCGCCGCCTGCTGGTCTGGAGAAAGCGCCTGATATTGAGGCGACGCGATAACCTCTTTCCATGCCTTAGCCATTAGTTACCCCAAAGATTTGAGTACCCGCCGCCCTGAGGAGCTGCAGGAGCTTGTGCCGCTTCCGGCTGCGCAGTCTGCATCGGCACGCCAAAGGTTTTTTGCGCGGTTGAGAGCTTGCTGCGGAGCTGGCTTTCAATGCGGTTGAGAGACCGGTTAAATTCGGGTTCGCTCATCTTCGTACTCAGCGCGCCTACTGCGTCCGTCAGTTTCTTGCCTTCAGCGTCAGATAAGGCGCCCATACCCTTCATCGACTGCACCATTGGCAGGAATGTCTGAGCCTTAAAGGTGTCCAGTTGGGCCTCGAAGTTAGCGGCATCCGAGCCAGGAACGGTCGGGAAAGCGGAGGCCAAACCAACAGCCTTACTTAGCCCGGGAGAGCTTTTAAGCTCTGCAATAGTGCCGAGCGCGGTATTAAACGTGTCGTAAGTCTGCTGCGCAGTCTGGACTTTAGTCTGTTTTGCGTCCGCCGCCTTTTGCTGAGCCTCGGCTTGCTTCTGCTTGAGCTCGTCGAGTCGAGCAAGGTTCGTTTCTCGCGCTATCTGGCGGTCCAGCCCTTTATCCTGCAGCTCAGCCATGCGAATCTGCCGGTCGAGAGCTGAGTTTTGCGCAGAGATGTTCTGCCCGCGAATCTGAATATCTTGTCCGCGCGACTGGAGGGCTTCGCCGGCCTGATTGCTGCGGATAGTTTCCTGAAGCTTGCTAGCATCCAGTTGGCGGCCCTGCTGCTTGTCCACAGTGTCGAAATAGTCCTTTCCACCCAGAGATGACATGCCGAGCGTGTCAACAAACTGCTGCGCCTGTCGTGGGTCGGTGACGCCCATCTGCAGGACGGTGTTCGGATCTGCGCCTACGCGGTTAAGCGCATCAGCATTTGAGTTCACGAACTTACTGAAGGCCTGCGGTCCCTGCGACAGAGATACACGCATACCTGCAGCAAGCGATCCGATGTCTGACTTCTGCTGGTCATTAAGGTGTGATACAGCTTTTTGCGCCTGCTCGACGAATGCCGGATTCTGCGCTGCAAACTGACGCAATACAGAAGTGTCGCCAGTCTCCCACGCCTTAGCGTGCGCCTGATTGAATGCAGCCTGCGCTTCCTGCTGCGCTGACTGCTGGTAAGCCTGAGCGACGCCTCCTATTCCCTGCAGGGCCTGTAGCCCTACGTTATTCGCGCCGCTACGCTCGATTTCGTTGTTGTTGCGGATTAGCGCCAGAGCGCCGTTTACGTCGCTGACTTGAGGCGCATTAGTGTTATTCCCGCCGATACCTGCAAGCAGGCCGCCACCATTCCAGGATTGTGAAAATGCCATGATAACCCCTTAAAAAAGCGAGCCAAGCAGGCCCAGACCGCCACCAATTGCCGCGCCAATTCCTGTGCCAACGCCGGGGACGATGCTGCCCAGACCGGCGCCGGCGGCAGCACCAGTAGCGGCGCCACCCAAGGCACTCTGGAATCCTGACGGTCGGTTAGCATTCGCCGCGGCAAGAGCGGCCTGCTGCTGATAGAGAGACCCGGAATTATTCGCGTACGCCTGACCAGCATTAGCCTGTCCCTGCAGCGCACCCAGGCCAATATTTGCGAGGTTTTGTGAGTTCTGCATCTGACCAGCCAGCCAGTTCTGGCCGAGAGTTGGCGCAATAGACGCAAGCTGGTTGCTCGTAGCTGTTGATCCGAGACCGCCAGTTGCCTCTGCGCTGGCCAGTGACTGGTAGCGAGCCTGATTTGCGAGTTGGTTGTACTGGTCGGAATGGTAATAGCTGTTCAGTGCTGAATTCTGCCCATCAAGGGTAGATAGATTCTGCAGCTGCGACACGTATTGCTGAGCCAGGGGCGTGAACGGAGCCAGATTATTCATCACGGTTTGCCACTGCTCACGCTGTAGCTGCGTTGACTTATTCAGGGCGTCCGCCTGCTCTTTAGCGCCGCTGCTACCGCCACCCTTGCCGCCTTTCTCGGGGAAACGCGGCTCTTCACCGCGCAGTTTCCTGCCCAGTGCAAAGATGTTTGTCATAATTAACTCCGGGAATTTTTGAGGAGGAAGGCTTCCAGTTCTTCGCGGGTTGCGCTGTAAAACGTGACGTCATCAACGCCTTTGAAATATTTTCGGATGGTGCCAACGCGCTGTAGGCCTATCATTGCGCAGTACATCTGACCATGTCGGAACTTACGGGCTGCAAACGATGTAACACACTGGACGTCGGTTGATTCCAGAATGAAGCGCCAGAAATCCAGACCTATTTCCTTACTGAACTTCCTCGCCTCTGGCAGATACATCGCGTGGCAGTCGAAGCTCATGGGCTGAATTTCGTGGTAATAAACGATGCCGCCAAACTGCCCGTGTACATGCACCTCAAAGTAGCGGCATTCCGGCCGGTAGTCGTAACCGTCACCATTATTGCTGCCTGCGATGATGTCAGGGTGATTCGCGACTGCTTCTATCAGGTCGATGTTGCGTGTAGGTTTGAAGGTAATCATCAGTCAATTAGTCCGTGAGCCCTGAGAGCATCGTCCAGCGCTTTTATTCGCCGTCGGGCCGTCTGCACCAGCTGCGCAAGACTGGCAAGCTCTGATTGCTGATAGGTGGCGCTGAATGCCTGAAGGGTGTCTGCGTTGAAAGACTGGAAATATCCAGATCCGGTTATTGCCGTAAATCCTGTCACTCGCGAGCCAACGACTTTTGTGCCATTAACCGAGAGAGACGTGGTTACATTCAAAGGTGAGGATATAGACTGTTGCGCCGTAAAGGTCTTAGAAACGTAATCCTTGCTTATGTTGTTTATATCGAGCGCGTTTTTCACTATACGCTGCTCATGATCGGCAAGCTCCGTTTCGTTCGCCGAAATTCTCTTTTCGTGGTCTGCGACAGCCTTTTCAGCCGAGCTTATCCTTTTCTCATGATCGACGATCGTCTTCTCACTGGCAAAAATACGCTGCTCATGATTCCCTAGCGTTACATCCTGCTCTTCATTCTTTTTTTGAGCATCAAAAGCGCCCTGACCTGCCTCATTCGCTCTGTCTACTACTTTGCCAAAATCCTGCCCTTGCTGGATAAGGTACTGCTTTAACGCCATGCTGAATCCGGGCGGAAGAGAAGTTGCGTCTATGCGCGTAGCCTGGATAATCACCGGCTGGTTAAGGTTTGAATCAGCCATTTACTCAACCCTCACTGAGCAGCCAGACAAAGTGACGGGTGATTTCGTCACCACCCTTACCTTAAAGCCGATATTCTTCCGGATGCGTCCGATTCGGCGCCACAGCACGCGCTTGTCATAAACAAACGGGGCATTAGCTGACAGCATTTGCTCGCGGCCGTAGTTAATGCCATCGGCTGTTGCAGAGATAAACAACTTTTCCGCCTCCTGAGAGACACCCGTAGCCGCCTCGAGCTCGAAATCGAAGATGCGGGCGTTATCTGACTTGAACATGGGCGTATACAGCAGGTGTTCGGCCGCATCTCCATACTGTGCCGATGTGTCAAAGCTCAACGTTCCTGTGTAGCCGGTCCACTTATCCCCAACGCTAATTGAGTTGCCCTCGAAGACAAAGTCGATAGCGCGGTGCGTATCATCAGCCAGGCCAGATTTGAGGATTGACCACTGAGGTCCATTCGAGGATGCCGCCGCGTCGTAGCAAAGTACGTGTCTTGGCAGGTGGATAATCAGCATCTCATGGGAGTCGAAGCGCAAAGACTCCATAACTGCTGATGCAAGCTCGCTCTCCGTGTAGCTTCTTAGTATTTTTTCGACATATGACGATGCGATCGGGACGGCCTGACCTGAGTTGATGACGTACACAGACGGAGCGCCTGTTGCCGGGTGGCTTATGAACGCGTAACTGTCCGCAAATGGCGTCTTGCAGAAGGTGCCGGCGATGCCTTTTGAGACCATATAAGACGGCTGAGACACGTAAATAGCCGCAGACGAATCCGTTGCGCCTGTTAGTGCGAAGTACTCAATGGTAGATGTTCCGAACATAACAACGAAATCACGCCATACTCCACAACCCTGAATGCCGTCAGGCTGTGACTCTGCCTGATAGAAAGCGCGATATCTGTCAGGGTGCGACTCGTCTTCAAGGTCTGTTGCGCCGAAAGTATCAGTGCCGTCTTTCACCCATATGTAACGACCTCTGAGGCGACAGGCGTCGCGCACATAGCCAATGTCATATTGCGAATAGTCAGAACCTACCCAATTTGAAAGCGTCTTTGTGGTGCCATCGTATCGATACAGCTTAAGCTCACCATTTACCACAACCGCCTGACTGGTCGCGCTGAATGACATGTTGATTCGTGCGTCACCAGGCACGTCGGCAACGACCTCGCCGCCCTTGTACAGCTTACCCCCAAGAACGCGATATACGGCACTCTGAGCGGTGTTGTACTGTGAGCCGCGTGATACGCCGTCTACATCGCTGCGCTTCACCACGCCCGGGAAAGAACGCAGATAGCCGGATGCGCCGAGTATCTCTTTCGGGGTTGCCAGCATGTTCACTGGCAACAGGTCGACATAATCTGCGTTGCCGCCATCCTTACCCGTTCCCTTCATCAGCGGCAGTTGAGTTATCGGCATTGTCTTTATCCTGTCGATGAAAGTAGTTCCAGCTTGCTGATGCGGCGCCACGGTTGCCAGAGCCTGTCGGCATGCGGTTTGGGTATCCGGAGCGACCAGCCCTGGCGGCGCGACTTATTGCGGAATTTTTGTAGAGTAGCTCTTTTCCGTAACGGGCCGTGGTGATGGCTTTGGATGGAGCCTCAACTGCGTAATCCGGTGAAATGCGGATAGCCAGATTATGAACAACTGCACTAATTGCCTGAGGCTTTAAGCCATGAGCATCCCCCGGACTGGGTGTTGCGTCAGCTGAAGCAAATAAGTATCCAGCCTCAATTCCGGCGCCATCCTGGTACCATTCAGCCATCATCATCTCAAGGTCTTCTACAGCGTCTTGAGTTGACTGAGGCTCTACGTCGGTCAGGGTCGCGTCGGATGCGATACCGAGCTTGCGTAGCGCTGAGTTAACCAGATCACCCTTCGTTGTCTGTTTCATCGCTTACCTCTAGCTGAGGTTTGTCGGCTTCTTCCGCAGTGGTGCGGCGAGTTCGCTTAATCGGCTTATCGTCTGCAGGCTTCGCGGTAACTTCATCCGGGTGCTCTTTCCATCCCTTAGCCTTGTACTCAGCAAGCTCATCATCGCGAACAACCACGGTCTGATATTCCTTGCCCCATACCCGCGTGCCTTTGCCTTCTTTGTAAAGCATTACGCTCATGCTGCCCTCCAGAAAGAGAAAGGGGCCGAAGCCCCTTTTGCTTAGCCAGTGATGGCGGTTGCTACGTCCTGATTAGCCAGGCCGACGCCGATCGCTTCCGGGCGTACAGCGGTTGCTGCATACCACAGAGCGATACGGCACTTGCCGCCGAGGATGTCGATGTCACCCTGGAAGGCGATAACACCGTTCAGACCAGTGCCCGGCACGCTGAAGCTCTGAGACTTCATACCGGCGAACAGGTCGTGGTCCAGCGGGATCGGCTGAGACAGCAGGCGGATGGAGTCATCTGCCCAGAACACGTTGGTCGGCGCGTCGTCGGTGTTCAGGATGTTGATTGCCGCACCGGCAGCCAACGAGGTGTTCACGTTGGCGTAAGCGCGTTGCTCAGCGGTCAGAGACGTGTCATCCAGCGCAACCGGCTTCGGCGTAATGGTCAGGTTGTTGCCATTCACCGCTACAACGGAGAAGGTCGCGTCCTGAACCAGTACGTTTTTCGCCATCTGCGACAGGAATTTCACGCCAGCAAAGCTGATTTTGTCGCCGCGTTTGAAGCCAGTGCCTGAGCTTACTGCGACCGTTGCAGTACGGTTGTCCACGTTCTCGCGGTTGCCGTCTGTATCGATGCGCCATGCTTCCGGCTTGAACTTCTGCGCGCCGCTAACGGTAACGCCAGTAGCTGCAGAGGCTTTCAGGGTCGGAAGCTTCGGCGAGCGCAGGACGTCGTCAAAGCCTGCAACCTGCTTCTGAATCACGCCTTTGGTGTAAGCGTCATCCTGAATGCGACCGTAGAAGTCTTTGCCTGCCAGGTCACGGCCGGCGCCGCGGTAGTCGTTGGCGTTGAAGAAGAAGCTCAGGCCTGCATCGCGATTCAGTTCGCGGGCAAACATCAGCGATTCAGCTTCGGAGATGAAGTCCCAGCCAGTGTTAGCGTTGCCGATCGGACCGGTACTGGTTACGACCAGTGAGCCCATTTCGACAGCCTGACGGGCGATTTCCGCCTCAACGTTGTTCGCCAGTTTCTTGGCTGAAGCCTGAATGCGACGACGGTAAGAGCGCTCGTCACGAACATCATCAGCGCGCAGTGCGAAGAAGTCGTTGTCCGGCTCGTTCATGTTGACCTTCACAGAGAGCTCGAGGATGTCGGTCTCTTTGTCGGTCAGGTCCCAGCCGCGCTGAGTCGGTGCTTCCTGCTCCAGCGGCATCCAGACGGTATTGCCTGAACGCTGCATTGATGCGCCCGGCGGCGTGTATTTGCTGACGCGCTCGGCCATCGGGGTAAGGTTTTGGATGGTCTCGATTACTTCGTCGACCGCATAGGTGATCATCTGACCTTCGGAAAGTGCCATTATTTAATTCCTTGAAGTTGTGCTTTGAGCTTGCGGTAGGTTTCCGTGTCACCTTTTGCTGCGGCCTTCTCCATCTGCTTCTGCAGGGCTGAGATATTGGCCGCGACTACGCTGCCCTGTACCGGTTCATCTACCGGAGGAGCCGAGGACACTTGTTTACCGCGGGGCTTGAGAGTTAAATCACGTGCGAGGTCAGCCAGCTTAATCAACGCCCGCTGTTCACTCATATTCATCAGCTGTCGGACTTTCTCCGGGTTGCTACCCAGGTGGTAAATCATCGCTGCTGACTTTTCTGGAAAGAGTTCCATGATTCCTACGTCAACGCCGGGCGGAACCAGTGCGCGGAACGCTTCCTCTTTCTCTTCGTAGTCGGGCAGGTTAAGTTTTTCAGCGGCGTCGTAGTGCTTACGCGCCGCCTCGACATGCTGAGTGGACTGGCGGGTGTAATCCTGTGTCTTGCGACCTTGTTCTGCAACAGCGTTGCTGCGCGCGTCCATAGCCTTAAGTTGCCAGTCTGCGTTTGCAGCGTTGAAAGCAGCCAGAGCGCGACTGGTGTCGTAGTCATACTTTGCAAGCGCATCGTCTGACAGGAACTCGTTCACGTCCGGCTGTTTTGGCAGTTCGGGATTAACCCGCAGGTTTTCCGGAAGCTCGCCACGGCTAACCGCTTCCATCTGCTGCTCCAGTTCGCGCTGACGCTTGCGCGCAATGCGACGGGCTGCAAATTTGGCGTTGGTGTCGTGGTTCTGCTTCGGCTTGTTCTCATCGTCGTTCAGGACAATGTCAAAGCCCTCGTCCTGCTCCTCGGTTGCGGTGGCATTCCCGTCAACCTGACTATCAGCAGATGCCGCTGCGTGATCGCCGTGCAGGCGTTGCTCTTCAGTGTTCTGAATTTCGGTGGTATTGCTCATGTTGTTTAGCTCTCTCACATGGTTCGAGGAATCTCGCCATTACTGGCGGAAGAAGGATTTTGTCTCTGCGTTTGCAGGAAGTTAGCAACGTCCATACTGCGAGAATGCTGCTGCCCTGCCCCTTTCAGGTAGAGCTCAGCATTAGCGCGGCTGTCGTCGCTGGTTTGTTGCTGGAATTGGGCCATCATTTTGAGATAGTCATGGAAGGACTTTTGCTTATCGAGGTCCATTCCGTTGAATATCTCTGCAATCTTCGCCGCATTGAGCTGACTGGTAGCCTCAACCTTCGCTCCTTCGATATAGAGCGACTGCTGGTCGTTCTGCGCCTTAAGCAGGTCAGCCTGCCCCTGCAGATAAACACCCTGCGCCTGCACCATTGCCGGGTCTGGAGTGTTCTGCTGCGACTGCTGAGCCTGCATCAGCCATTCCTGCTCTTCTGGCGTCTCAGGTTTCTTGAGGCCCATAGTCACAAGCTGGCGTGTTGCGTATTCGCGCATCATCTCGACACCCTTACCATCAAGCAGTGTGAAGTACTGCAGCAGGAGCATCTGGAACTCAGGTGTCCCCTGCGGCACTTTGCCCATCAGGTCGAGTATTTCAGCGCGGTTCTGACTCTTCATTGACTGGTACGAAGGTCCGACATCGGTGTATGTCTCGTAGCGCCCGCGAATGTCGTTGAGGGTGACGGTCTGGCCGGTCTGGAAGTTAATGACCTCAGCCATCAGCTGAACGTCTTTCTCGCTGCCGTCCTCAAGCGTTACCGATACGGTGCGCGGAACGTCGTAGATGTCATTGACGATAGAAGAATAAATCTCGCCGTCACGACGCATAGCGGTAGCCAGGTTATCCATGAAGACATACGTCTCAAGGTCTGAGCGCATGTTCAGCTGGTTAACCGTGTCGAAAGCAACCTGCCCGCCTGCAGCTGCTGCATCAACGCCAACATCAGCCACTTCCTTCACAGCAGCAGTTGCCGCTTCTAGCATGTAGGCGTTAGCCTGCGGAACCTCGGGGCTTTCCATGTAGGCTATCGGCGCCGGCGGCAGGTCGTTGCTGTTCTCGTCGGTACGGTTCAGCAGATAGTACGGGTAGTCGTCGTTCCCGTTGTACATGTGCTCATAACCGGCGATTTGCTCAGGGTTGAAGAAGGGCTTCTTCTTCGGCGTCCTGGCAACCGTGTCAGCGTTGAAGCTCATAATCATGTTGCGCAGGCGCTGGCCGTCTTTGGTCAGCCTCACAACACCTTCATAAACCTCTTTGTCGCCGACGAATGACCACTCACCGTACACAGGCACGATCGGGATATGCTCGCCTGCAATCAGCTCGCGGTTCTTCAGGATGGCGGTTTGCGTGAGGAGCGTCTTATAGACGCGGCGGCGCTTAATCTTGCGTTCGCCAATCTTCACCAGGCCTTTCTCTGACAGCTCGTCGATTACGTCCGCGATATCCTTCTTGAAGTAGCTGACCGGATCGCCTGTCATCGGGTCCTGATAGATGAATGCTAGCTCTTTCTTCTCCTCTACCTCGTAGTGCTCAGCAATGTAGTAAACGTCGTTGGTCGACCAGGGGAAAATCCAGTTAGACGACGGAGACTGGAAGTCCGGCAGGTCATCCTCATCGAGCCCATGCTCTTCAGCGAATGCCTCCCATCCATCCTTGCTGAGCGCGCTTATGAGCGTGCAGTGTTTCGCATCGCTCTTGTCCATCTGCTTGGCGTTAGCGTCCCATACAACGTGGTTACAGGCTTCGTGGATGGGGATGCGACGGATAACCTGATTATTGCTGGTCGGGTTCTGGT